TGCCGTCACCGCTGACCACCACATCCCCGCCACCTGATGCCAGACCACCCGCAGGCCAGTTGGTGACCAGTACGGGCTGAACGGCAGCAGGATTTACCCCGGTAAGAAAGTTCATAAAACGCTGGCCGCGTCCTGGCTGCGTGCCCGGAACGGTGGTCTGCGGTTTACGAAAAGGCGAGGTCAGCACAGCGGCCGTGGATAACCCGTACCCCAACAATGCCGCCCCCGGTCGCAGTGCCCCAAGACCTATGGCGCGGACAGCCTTCAGCGCACGGGTGGCGAGATACATATACAGGAGATATTTCGCGGCGGTCTGTGCGCCCTGAGCAATGCGATCCAGCGCATCGCCATAACCGGCGTCACGCAATGCCTGAAGCGTTTCCCTGACTTTCTGAATGGCCCGGTAAAAACCCGCCGCTGCGTCTCTGGCATACTCAAACCCCTGATTCAGGGCTGAGGCTGTTTGTGTGGCCAGCTTGTCCTGTAAGCCGCTTTTCTGTGCCGCATCGGCATAATCCAGGAAGCCTTTCAGGCTCTTTTTCAGGCTGTCAAATGGCCCTTTTGCCATTACTTCACGGGCAAATCCGTCCCAGACGTCGCCCATCATGGATGTCATCCCTGTCCATGAGTTCATGGCGTTTTTCTGGGCACCTTTTGCCTGTTCGGCCATCACCTGAAATAACAGCCGAATGCTGTCCGGTCCCAGTTTTCCTTTCTCGCCTTTCTCACGGATGATCTTCTGGTTTACACCCAGTTTATCGGCCAGCAACTGGTAAACGTTTATCCCGTATCCGGTCAGGATACTGGCGTCCGCAGCCTGGATACTCTGGCGGGCAAACATCTGTTTGAGTTGCAGGGACGCACCCTGTGCATCTGACAGTGACCAGCCGTGATAGCCGCCCTGATCCTGAAGCATGGTAATAAAGCGGCGGGCTTCCCTGTCACTCATACCGAACCCGCGACTGGAGGCGTATTCCTGCATAACCCCCGCCAGTCCCCAGGTGGTTTCCTTTGCGTTCTGTACCGCCCAGGCTTTCACTGCTTCCGTTTTTGCCGTATCGCCATGATTAATGGCATTGAGACGCAGAATATAGTTCTCCATCTCTGTGGCCGGGCGGATAAAGGCTTTATTAAAACCATAGACCGCAGCCCCTCCTGCCAGCATCCCGTAAAGGTTGCTGAGACGTCCCAGCGTGCCGGTAATACTGCCCTGAAGACGGTCAAAATCCGACGTTACCGTGCGGATACTGCCACGGACACCGGCAAGCGTACGCTGCATACGGGAGCCGACAAGCTCTGTCTCCTGACCGGCACGGCGGGCTGCATTTCCAATTCCACCCAGCCCCGTCCTGCCGACTCGGGAGAACGCCCCCAGCTCCTGTGACCACTGGCGGGATTTGGCGGAAACATTGCCGAGTAAATCGACAATCAGGGAGGCTTTCAGGTTTTTTGCCATGGGTTACTGCTTCGTTCTGAGAATTTTTTCCGTTTGTTGGCAGTGCCGGTAAAGTTGCGATAAGGGGAGGTTAAGCGCCCATTCCGGGCCGCTTCTGGTCACCATCCCCAGCACTATTGCCGCTTCTTCAATCTGCGCCCGACACTGCGCCTGCTCGCCCCCGGTCAGCCGCCAGCTTTCCGGCAAGCGCGGTATCCAGCAGGCTGACCGCTGCCATCAGACGGGAGAGATCGCGCTCGCTTAACTGCCCAATCTGGCGTTGTGACAACGGCCCCTGAATGTCACCGACAGCGGCAATCTGGCGACGCAGCAGCGCAATACCGCGCAGGGCCGGTGATGCCACCAGAACCGGGCCATTTCGGGTTTCCATAAGACGTTCAGCATCGGTTTCCGCATCAATGCTGTCTTTCGCCGTCAGTTCGCGGAAGGTGACGCGGTATTCACGGGATTCCCCGAACGGCAGACCGTCGAGCAGATCCACATAGCCTTTCGCCAGTTGTTCAGCCAGACCGGCGGTGCGTGGATCGCCGTCCTCAAGTGCATCACGGATAGCCTCAATAACGGCTTCGTCAGAAACCGCGTTTTTTTTCTTTCGTGTGGTCATTGCATTTTTCCTGATTACTGGACACGGGTACTGGTGGCACTGGCGAACTTCGCGGAGATCTCCCCACCACCGTCAAGTGAGGCCGGTTCACTGCTCCAGGCTTTCGTCATCATGTGGACTTCGCCGGTATCCGCCACAAACTCGATAGTGACCGCAGTCCAGGTGTTGATTTCATCAGCGGCCGGTGAACCTTCTCCGCCTGCCGGAAATTTGCAGTCCAGCGTCGCTTCACGTGGTTTCTGGCGGTAACCATAGACTTTCGCGCCTTTCACCACTTCACGTTCAAAACCTGACGGAGAAAATGTAGCCCCCTCAAGTGTCTCGTATTCCTGACCGTTCACACGGATAGTGGCCGTGCCCTGATACTGTTTTCCGCTCATGCCTTACCTCACAAAATGAAACGGATCTGTGCTGCCAGGAAGCGGAACTGGTTAACCAGATCCGGCGTGCATAACACGTCAAGGCGGTTTCGATCTGACGCATTACGCTCCACAAGCAGATTCTTTTTAAAGGTGTCCAGATTTTCGACCAGCCCGAGTTCCACCCACTCTTCACCCAGCGAAATTAACTGAAGCTTCATGATCTCCGGTGTCACGATATTCTGACCGGCACGAACGGGCGTCCCGTCATCAGCCAGTTTATGGCGCGGAAAACGTTGTGTGATAAAAGTACGCAGGGAATAACGCAGCCAGGAGAGGGTGTAGATGGTTTCCACATCCAGATAGCTGGGATCACTTTCGCCGTACACGTTCTGGCGATACATGGTCACCTGACGTTCGATCTGAAGCACATCACCGGCAGCCACACTGACCGTGGCAATCCCTTCCCACAGCAGACTGTTACGCTCTTCACGCGTCAGACGATCGGCCGGAGCCGGGGCCATGCGTGACGGAAGCGCCAGCGTCTGAAGCGGACGCGCAGGATCTGCTCCCAGAGAGGGTGCACAGGTGGCGCAGACCGCCGCTGCCCAGAGGTAATCCGGTTCAGGGGCTTTGGGAATGGATGTGCAGGTCGCCAGAAAATCATTGCGTTTTGCCCCGAATGCCTGCACCTCACCAAACGTGCCGGTATGCGCCATCCACAGCACACCGTCAGACATTTTGGCCGGTCCCCAGCGTTTCAGAAGCTCATCACTGATGATTTTCAGGTTTGCATCATCCTTATAGGGCATGACGACATAGTTGTACTGGCGATCGCCCATACCCGCCACGCTTCGGGTGATATCCGGGTTAGTGGCTTTTGTTTTGGGATACCCAAGTTCAATGGTCAGTCCACCCGGTGTGGTTTCTCCGTCATGATAATTAACACGGATATCATGTACGGAACATTCACCGGTAAAACGGGCATTAATTCCCATACTTCCCTTGAGTCCGCTGGCGTTATCTGCTACCTGACCTGCATAAGCACTGAAGGGCGCATCAGCATCGGCATTAATAACAGAGACCAGAGCGTCAATAAGCTCCTTACCTTTCTGCCCCTTCGTGACAGCCAGCAGATAACGCCGACCGCCGATATAAATGTGCAGAACACCATCCTGAGAGGCGGTGCCAATTATATTCATGAGACATGCCTGAGCCTGACCGGTGCCGCTCCCCTGAGCAATGGCATACAGTTCAGCATCAGGATTGATGGCGATAAATTCCGCCACCATCAGGGCAATCATGGAGCCGCGCCCCCAGAATTCTGTTGCCTGAGACGCACGGGTGATCCTGACCGGAACATCCAGAACACCGGCACCGTCCACGGCATTCTCTTTCATTCTCGCCTGACCAAACAGCAGCACACACTGACGCTGTGCCGGAGTGCCGGTGACAGCCATGGAGTTATTAAACTCAACCTCAATCAGCGGTATACGGCGGTCATTACCGATCCCGTCAAAATTAATCATTGCGGTTTCTCCTTATCGGATGCCGGTTGGGCGACCGGTTTTTCTGTCGCAGTCGTTGCATCCGCAGATACAGCCGGAGCCTCTTCAGCGGCTTTTTCAGCCTGAATGACATCGCCGTCATCAAGACGCCGACACCAGAACGGCGTAAAGGGCTTTTCCTCCCCCTCCTGTGCCAGCGGGCGCATTGTGTCGGGATCACGAATCAGGCGTCCCGGCGCGGGTTTGATAAAGATGGTTTTCATTTACAGTTCCTCCGGCGGTTCGACCGCCGTTGTCGTGTTCCCCGGCAAATCAATATGTGCCTCAAACGGCGGCGTACCGGGCGGCCCCACAAAGGTTTCGTAATGACGCAGGAAGTCGTCCAGCGAGCTGATATCGGTCAGCGGTGCGATCATTTCCTCGCAGGAGAAATAAAGCGCATACATCACCGCACCACTGTCCGCCTGGGTTTCGGTGTAACCGTTGACAGCCTTTTCAAAGTAAAGCGGTGAGGTTTTTTCTGTTCTGAAGCCGTTAAGCACGGCAATCAGCCGGGCCACAATCTGATACAGTCCGGGACGGCTGGCCTCACGCCCGTTGAGCATGTCGCCGATGACGTAGAACACCCAGTGACTGACCAGGCGACCACGGGTACGGCTTTCACCGGCACCCAGCCAGGCAACGTAGATCGCCGGGGCGTTAATCAGCATGCTGCGCAGTACGCCGTCGCTCCAGTCGCCGGGATGCGTGTCAACAGACACAAGTTCATTCCCGAAATACTCACGGATACGGGCGATGTATGCCTGTTCGGTTTCCGTAATCATATGAAGCCCTTCTGGTTGCGCCCGAATACCGCTGCATCAGACTGAACCAGTGGTAAATCCCCGGATTCAGGGGCCGCACCGTTCGTATCCACACCGACCGGCACATTGCCGTTCATGACATCTTTCAGCCAGGCCAGCGCTTCACGGTAACGGTCACGCACCTGATCGGAGGCTCGCTGATCGCACAGGTAATAAAAGGCAATCGCGCAACAGTGCTGAACAAGAACGGCCGGAATAACCTCCAGCGGCAACGTGTAACGGGCGGACAGATAGCTGTCGATAAG